CATCTTCATGAACGGATCGACCAGGTTGTCCTTGGCGATCTTGCCCAGGGCAGCGAACCCGCCAGCTGCCTTATGGGCCACGCCGCCCAGCCAGTCCAGGGGTCCCCAGCTGGGGGCGAAGGCTGCCCGGTTGGGGGGTCCGACCTCGCCACCCCGCAGGAAGTGAGGCAGCGACCGCAGCCGGTCATACCCGATGGCCTGGGCCTGCCTGCGGGTCAGGACCCATTCGCCTGGCTCGCCCAGCATCAGGGTCTTGTCACCCTTGCCGGTGCCGGGAATCTTGCCGCCAGTGTGGAATGACGGAATGAGCGGAATCGACAGGCCGACCTTGCCCAGCAGGTTATTCGCGCCGCGCAGGAACGGGTTTATGACGCTGAACGCGACGAACCGCAGGGGGTTGCGGACGGCCCCCTGTATCTTGTTCATCGCCTGGCCGATCATCTGGTGCATTCGCTGGAATGCCGAAATGACCGGGTTGGTGGCTGCCCGGATGGCATTGAACGCTGGCCTGATGACCCCGGTCCAGGCTGAGGACACGGCCCACCCGATGCCGCGCATGGCTGGCTGCACGGCGTTGCGCCACAGCCGGGTGAAGACTGCCCCCACGGCGTTGATCCCAGCCCGCCAGGTGGCCAGGATCGGGGCCATGGTGGCGGTCCACATCGCCGCGACGGCCTGGCCGATGGCTCGGGCCACGGTGCGGAAGACACCGCCCAGCCTGGACCAGGCCAGGCGCACCAGCACGATGGCGGCGATGGTGGGCAGCAGGTAGAGCGCAATAAGGATCTTGAGGGCTGGCCAGACGTACTGCCTCAGGAACGACCAGAACGTCCGCAGGGCACCCCAGACAGCCTGGACTGCGGTTCGGAACCAGCCGAAGTGCTTGTAGGCCAGGACCACGGCGATGACCACAGCCGCGATGGCGGCCACGATCCAGGTCCCTGGGAAGGCGAACAGGGCGCTGTTCAGGACCCACTGGGTTGCCGCCATGATCGCGGTGGCAACCTTCCAGGCGATGAACGCCTTGATGATCACCGGCAGGACCGGCTCAAGCATCACCAGGATGCCCGCCACGACCCGCAGGGCCACGGCCAGGCTGCCCGAGAACAGCCGAGCAGCCAGGGCGATGGTGGGCAGCAGGGCCTTGATGGCACCGGCCAGGCTGCGGCCCACAGACCGCGCCACCTGGACGATGACGGGTATCAGCAGCTTGACCGCATCCATGATCGCGCGGACCCCAGGCATCAGCCCGGTCAGCAGTTCCTTGGCCAGGTCCATGACGGCCTGGCGGAACTCAGGGCTGACGGCCAGCAGGATGCCCAGGCCCACAGCTGCGGCCCCAGCTGGGGTGGCTATGCCCTTGAGGGCAGCGCCCAGGCTGGTGGCCCCGCCCTGCGCCCCGCCCAGCTGGCTGAGGGCCTGATACGCCGTCTTGCCTAGCTCGCGCATGGGGCCGTTCAGGGTGCCGATCACGTCGGACAGCACCGGGATGCGGACAGCTGAGGCAGCGGCCCCGACCCCCAGGGCAGACAGCGCCCCGCCGCCCAGGACCAGGGCAGGCCCCAGCTGCTTGACCTTGGCCGTCAGCTTGTCCAGGCCCCCGCCGCTGGTGAACCGCTCGACCAGGCGGGTGATGCGCTGCATGATCCCGCCCCAGCGGTTGAATGCCGGGGTGAGGCTGGACACCAGGGCGGTCACCAGGGGCTTGACAGCTGGCTGCACCGACCGCAGCAGCCGCACGAAGTCACCCAGCCACTTGACGGCCAGGCCCCCGCCAGTCGGGCTGATGAACGGGGCCACCAGGTCTGCCCCGATGCCGGTCATGGTGCGCTTGAGCATCATGCGCGCACCGCCCCAGGTGTTCAGCACCCGGTCAGCCGCGCCCTGGTATTGCTTCTGCATCTCGACGGTCAGGACCGTGAGGGCCTTGCGTGCGTCGATGGTGCCCTTGGTCAGCCCGGTGCGGACCTCATCGACCGACTTGCCCATGCCCCTGGCGATCAGGGCTGCCGCGTCCACCCCGGACTGGCTGAGGGCCATGAACGTGCGGCTTGTGAACTTGCCGGTGACCTGGACCCGGCCCAGGGCGGTGCTGATCTTCTCGATGTCCTGCGCGCCGCCCCCGGTGGCAGCCACAGCGTTGCCGACCGCTTCCAGCATGGGGGCCACGCGGTTGGCCGAGACGCCCACGGCCAGCAGGTTGCGGGCTGGGGCCAGGAAGGCACCCCGGCCGAACACGCCACGCTGGGCCACCTTGCCCAGGTCGTCCATCAGCTTGGTGGCCTTGGCCCCCGAGCCGAGCAGGGCGGTAAACCCGATGTGCGCCTGGGCAGCTGCCTGGTTGGCTGCCGCGCCTGCCTTGGCTGCCTTGACGGTGAACCCCACCAGGGCTGCCGCGCCGATGCCCACGCTGGTGGCGATGGCCTTGCCTGCGGCCACGGTGGTGCGGCCCAGGCCCTTGGTCATGGTCTTGCCGATGGACTGGCTGGCCTCGTCCCCAGCCCGCTGCGCGGCTGCCCTGATGTTGGCAGTCAGGCCCCTGGTGTCGGCCGTCACAACGACCTGTAGGCCCGCGTACGAGTAGTTAGCCATGGTCCACCTGGACCCCCGGCATCAGGGCCAGCTGGTGTGCAGCTGCCAGCCAGCCATCAGGGCCAGGGGCAGCTGGGCCAGGCTGCCCTGTGGACGGCCCCAGAACGGCCCCTGAGGGCTCAGCAGCCCTGGGCCTGGGCCTGGGCAGGGGCTTGGGCCTGGGGGGGTTCTTGGCCCCAGCTGCCCGCAGCGTGACATAGGTCAGGTTCGCCAGGTGGTCACAGACCAGGGCCAGCAGTTCAGCCTCAAGCGACCAGACCTCACCAGACTGCCGGGCAGCTGGGGGCAGCCGGTCCAGCAGCACGCTGATGCGCCGCAGCGACACGCTGGGGTCGAGGACATCGACCCCGTAGGCAGCCAGCATGGCTGCCTCTACGTCCGGGTCGTAGCGCGCCTGCGCGGCGCGGGCGAGTTTCCCAGGTCACCCAGGCCAGACGCTTGGGCGATGGCGTCGAACAGGACGTTTAGCTCGCCCAGGGTGATGCCCTGATCGAGCAGCTGCCGGTGTTGGTCCTCGCCCAGCAGTTCGGTGAGGGCGTCCGACAGGTCCCCCTGGCCGATCATGTCCATGACCTCAACAGGCCAGGACAGCGCCGGGGGGACCTCGTAGTCGTGGCCCCGGAAGGTGAACAGGAACGGCACAGCCTTGGCCTCAGCTGCGGCAGCCTTGGCAGCTGCATCGAGGTCGAACCGCTGGGCCTTCCCGTTGGGGCTGGCCCGGTCGGTCATGCTGCTGCCCCGCTCCTGGTCTTCGGGTTGGTGGCGCTGCCGGGCTGGTCAACGTGGTTGGCCCCGGTGCCGTTGGCACTGGCTGCCATGGCCACGCCTGTGATGGCTGGCCCCAGGCTGATGTGGGCCAGGACCCCGGCCGTTTCGAGCGCGCTCAGGGTGCAGTCCAGGGGGACCACCGCGCCGCGAGTGATGGCCATGTCGCCAGCGTCCGACAGGCTGGCCCTGGGGAAGGTGATCCGCAGCACCCGGTTGCCGTCCCTGCTGTCGATCCCCACGGCGTAGGTGTGGCCTGCCTGGTCGGTCCTCACGTCCATGTCCAGGCTGCCGTCACTGCCAGCTGTCGGCACGTCGGTGTCGAAGTAGAGCGCCAGCGTGTCGGGGTTCAGCTGCCACAGCACGAACTGCATCGTGACGCTGCGGGCGGTGATGATCGACTTGATGGGCGCGACCGACTGCCAGGGGGTCAGGTCTTCGCTGTCGGTGGACTGGCCGACTGTCGGCCCGTCGTCGCTGAGGTAGCCGAGACACTTCCAGGGGGCTGGCCACTCGCCTGTGGTGTTGGCTGGTGCCGGGGTGTTGGCTGGGGCGATGTAGATACCCGGCCCGTTGGGGGTGCCGACTTGCACCTGCTCGGGGTCGAGGCATTCCACGGTCGGTGTGGTCATCTGCGTTGCTTCCTTCCGACAGTCCGGGCAGCAGCAGCCTCGGCACCAGGCCCAGGTGGCTGCTCGGAACGGTTTGGATGCGCGCCGATGTCGGCGCGCAGAACGTAGCGGGGCTGGTCGTCCTGGTCAGGCAGCCAGAACGGGCCTTCGGTGACCTGCACGTAGCAGACCACCCCGTCTGGCCAGGGCTCGGTGGCCAGGCCCCAGATGATCTGCCGGGCCTGCTCGGCTCGCTGCCAGGCCAGCTGCTTGGTCTTGGCCCGGCTGTCCACCTGGCAGCTGTAGGTCACCGTCCAGGGCACCAGGGGCATGGGCTGGGCCGTGTAGCAGAACGACGTGACGCCAGGCAGGTGCTTGACGTTGGCCCACAGCCATGCCTCAAGGTCGGGCTGACCAGGGGCAGCGGCGACGGTCCCGGCCATGAGCGCCATCACCGCCGCCCCCGGTTCCTATAGCGGGCCAGGGTCCTGCCCAGGGCAGGGTCGGCCCGCATGTGCTGGGTGCCGTACTCGACGTATCGGGCATAGGGCACGTCGTTCTTGATCAGGCGGACAGCTGGGAACTCGCCGCGCTCGATGTGCCAGCCAGCGGCCAGGTCCCCGGTGTCCCTGGGGGTCGCTGCAACGACCTCGGCCATGATCTGCTCGGCCAGCTGGCCCACGTCGCTGTCCACAGCCCGGCGCGGGGCTGTGCGGTCGCGGACCTGGTAGCGGCTAGGCATCGGTGCCGCCCCTGGCCCAGGTGTCCACGCCTGTGGCGGTGATCATCCAGCAGGCGATGCCTGCCGTGGGGTCGGTGGGGTCCTCGATCAGCCGGGACTGGCTGAGGGCATAGGACCGGCCCCGGATGACGGCCCTCAGGCCGTCCCTAACGGGCGCGTCGGTGGGCAGGAACAGTGTTGCGGCCTCGGACCTGTTCGGGTCCCAGGGGCCGTGCCCGCCCGCTGCGTCGGCCGTTCCTGAGGACCGGCCCGCCTGGGCTTGCAGGTTGCCTGGGCCTTCCCAGACCGAGGGGGCCAGGTCGTCAGCTGTGACCCAGCCGTGGGTGTCGGGGTCCCCCGGCTCGTAGAGGGCCACCAGGTCTGGGGCCAGCAGCAGGGTCACGGCACGTCCCAGGTGGCTGGGTCCTCAAGGTTGCGCTGCCACCAGTCCACCGGCCACTGGTCGCCAGCTGGCGGGGCCAGGGTCAGGGGGACTGACACCAGGCTGCCCCGCTGGTCGCGGAACCACTGGGCGCGGGCCATGGCCAAGGCCCAGGGGTCCTGGGGTCCCCGGTAGCTGACCGACTGCACGCCAGTGCTGATGGCAGACACCCCGGCTGTGGCGGGCAGGGTCAGCGCGTACGCCTCCCAGATCAGTGCCATGCACAGCCAGGGGTCTGCCGTCCAGAACTCCGCAGCGATGGCCTCAGCTGTGGCCAGGTCTAGCCCGCCCTCGGTCGGGGGATCGAGGGGGGGTGCCCAGGCCCGCCAGCTGACTGCCACAGGTCAGCCCTTGGGCTTCGCCGTGGTGCCGGTGCGCTGCCTTGCCGCTGCGGTCAGCGGCCCTACGTCGCCACCGTCGCCAGGTGCGCCGCCAGGCACGGCAGCTGTGGTCACGTCGGCGCTGGCGAACGGGTTGGCCCCGGCAGGGTTGCGCGGGGTCACTGGCTTGACGATGGCGCAGGCGAACCGCGCCCAGACCTTCATCGGCGTGGTGTTGTCCTGCCACCCGCTGACGATCACCTTGCCGTCGTCGTCCGCGATCACACCAGCCGGGTTGATGTCGTACCTGATATCGGAGCGGACGCCGATAAACAGGTAATTCCAGTCGCCCGTGAAGAAATCGGGGCTCGGCTGGCCGAACTGGTTGTAAGCGATGGGCAGCCCGTAGAGGGTCGGAATGGTGTAGCGGTCCTGTTCCGCCCAGCCCATCAGGAAGGCCCCAGACTCGTCACGGACACCCCTGAGGGCACCCCGCACGCTGATGTCAGCAGCGTGCCCGGTGACAGGCAGCCCGCCTGATTCCACGGCGCTCATCGCTCGGTTGATCGTGTCCAGCACATCGACGCCATCGGTCACATGCGTGGCAGCTGCGGCCACCCCGCCAGCTGGGAAGGTGGCAGGGGCATCGACACCGAACAGGATCGCGTCATCGACGGCCTGGGCGATGGCCTGGGCCAGCAGCGGCCTGGCGTAGTTCCACAGGTTGATGCTGCTGTCTTCGACCATCACGTCTGGGATGGCGATAATGGCCGCGACTTCCTCGGCCGTCATGCTCTCCCAGTCCATAGCCAGGTCGGTGAATGGCTTGCGGCCACCCCGGCTAACCCAGGCGGCCTTCGGGAATGTCTTGGGCACCGGCATATTCATGACGCTGGTGCCCATCGGGATTCGGGTCCCCAGCCTCAGCGCAGCTGACTGCTGGGTGGCTTCCTGAATGATCCGCGTCGCGTATTCGGGCGGGATCATGTTGTCAAAGTCGCTGACCGGCATATCTACCTCGGTGCGATCAGCGCCCGGCCGGGTAGACGCACCAACAGGGTCCCGCCGCTTTCGCGCATCCCAGGCTGGGCCGCATCCCGCCGCACCCTGCCTGGGCCTGAGGCATCCCGCCCCAGTGAAGCGCCCAGGTTCGGCTGACTGGCTGCCCCCGCATCACGCCGCAGGGCATCGAGGGCAGCCTACGCCATGGGGGTGTCAGCGCCCAGACCTGATGCGGTCCCTGATGAAGTCCGCTTCGCCGGTTGGCTCGCCCCTGGGGCCTGGGGGCACCCTGCCTGGGGGACCTGGCACCTGGGCGGCCAGGCCGTCCACAGCCTTGCCCAGGGCGGTGCGGTCCACCGTGCCATCGTCGGCCACGAACTT